GGCCCATGTACCACGAAGTTTAGAAACTCATCGAAGCAAGGGTTATCCACACAGTTTTCGAGTATCATATAATTTCTGATACAAAACATGTTTGAATTCCAATCTTTCGGCTTGTGGAATTTCTCTGGATTGAGCATACTATTCAATGCTCGTATAGTTGGGTAATACGCTCCCAACACCTTGCCGTCTTCTCGACTAAAGAAGCCTTGATGATTCAGCCGCTGTAAGAAGTGAAGTTCGTCCTTACTTACAGTTTGCTTCACAGGATTAGCAGGAAGTCCGAACTTTCCTAAATAATCCACGAGTTCCTCTGCGTTCATATCAACAACCCAATAGAAATCATCACCAATTCCCTGGCCTACAAACTTCTTGTTATACACATATGCCATAAACATTTGCAGAATTGTTTCTGTCAATTGGGTCCACCCTGATCCGGAAGCAAGCCCATGTGTACCTACAAACTTCGATTCACGACTGTAGAGCAAGTCGATCTTGTTGATATGAGTTAAGCTTGAGTGTAACTCCTCCCAATATTGCTCTTGAAACAGCCACTTAACTATTTCAAATACGAGTTCAATTTGGGCTGGACGCATGTGGGCGTCCATTGCAGTGGTGTCTCCACCATCTACCTGAGTAGCCGTTGGCCACTGGTTGGTTAGAGTCCGCTTAACGAGATCATAACCTTCCCACGGTGTTAAGTAGTCAAGCACAAGACGGTTGGAGGATGTCTGAAGTGCTTCCTGGATCACTTGCGAGAAGGAAAATTCTATTAAGTTAACTGACATCGGAAACATCCAAACCGGTCGTAACTTGCCATTATATTGGCGAAACAATAGAATTGCCGGATATTCGTACGCAATATCAGTTTTTGCGTCTTGAATTTCCTGTTCTTGCACCGTGCTTCTTCTCGCGAAGCGTGGGAATCCAGAGTTGGTGACAAGAGTGTCACGCTCTCTCATGTCATCAACAACTCGTTTGAAGCTCTTGGGGCGCTTAGTCTTCAGTCGACTACCGAATACCTCACGTGCGAAATCTTTTGCCTGCGGAAAATACAAGCTCAATGACTGAGGATCGTCATACTCGCTCTTTTCATAGAGAGGCTCCAGCACTTCCTGGCACTGTTTCGAAGATACGGGAGGGACCGCTCCTTGAGGTCCAAACTTCTCGATCTGTTTCTGATCGAACTGGTTGAAAGTCTCACCGAACGGAGACTTATTATTGGCAGATTCCATAATTGGTATCCATCTCTGCAAAATGGATTTAGCGTCATCTTTCTCATATAGCCATGATCTAGGTGTTGCTTTTCTACCCCTATTCAAGCTATCCAAGTAAGAGGACAGACTGTGATTGTTTGAGATGTAATCACTAACCATGCTGTTATTTGGTTCACTTTTCATAGTAAACCTCCTTTCTTTAATTCTTT